CTACCATCTGTATAACTTACATCCCTGATAATGCCACGAGAAGCATCACGAGTTGTTTGCCAGGAAAGTGCTGCCCCACCAGTATTTAGTGCATCAATATTGCCCTGAGCTTCCTCCATAAGGGCAGTTGCTACCTCATTGGTTGGATCGCTCGCCCGAATCAAGAAAGCGGCAGCAATGAGTGCTGATGAGCGAATTATCATATAATCAAAGTTGCCACTCTTATCTTTAAGTTGTTCACGGGGTAAATTTGGATCAAGCTTGCTATCTAAGAACCTGCTAGCATCCGTGCGAAATTGTGTTATCATTGTAGTAAATTCTTCGCCTGCCTCCATTAATTTATCTGCTGGCGTGCTTGCTGAGTAATAATAACATATATCTTCTGCTGAGTTATAAAACCATTCTCCCTCTACATTTAAATCAGTATGGGCGGATTGTGCTGGACCTAAGTCCTCTCCATCTACAAACAATTGGGAAACTAAACCACTATTATGGGCAGCATATTTATTGGTTGATACTGTTGCCCACCCATAAATAGGCGTTTTTGTATCAAAGGCATCTATCTGTGGGTAAACCCGTTTAAGTTCCTTATGGGTGCAATATACCGGTGCTGTAGCCATTAGTATCTCCTGCGTTTAGGTTTTGGTTTCATAGGTTTCTTCTTTTTATACTTTGTTTTTGGCATTATCTTCTTGTTATAGTTAATTCACCTGCTGTTTTTTGGTTTGTCATATTACCATAAATTGCTTTAAGTGAATTCATCTTTGCAGTATTAGTGGCATCTTGCCTTCCTGAAAAGGCAGATGTATCTAAACAGCTAAATACAAATTCTGCGTTAGCTGGACAACCTGTCATGTGTATCTCACCAGTTTCATAATTCAGACTACCTGAACCACCCATGCCCCCTGTTAGATTTCCATAGCCATCATCATAAATAAATGCTCCTGTGTTTGGGGTTGAATCGTATGTAACTCTATCATATAGAACATCATCAGGAAGTTTTGCTGCAACAGCATCAGGCACATTAGCAAGAGCAGGAAAGTGTCCATTTGGCTGTGCAAAGATATTATAAGCAGCACTTGCACCATCCGTTCCAGCGGTAAGTGCTATTGCAGAAGTAGATAATCTTTGCCCTGAAGTAAACCGAACATCGCCACCTACTATTTCAACTGAACTTTTCTGCTGGAATGTGTTTGAAGCCGAATTATTATACTTATCATCTAATGCAGTATTTATCTTAGAAAGCACTCCATTAGTTCCTCCCCAGTTGGTATTACTCGAATCTACAGTAAAGTTTATTGCTTCTGCTGTTCCACCATCAATAGCAATTTTGAACCAGTATGAACCACTTGCTGTGAGAGATGTGTTTGTCGAGGGGGATATGCCCGATAATCCTATATTTTGATACCCTGCATTATAGAATTTGGCTGAAAAACTACCTGCTGTTATCCCCATTAAGTTAGTAGCAGCCCTTCCTTGCCCAAACAAGTTCATAGCATGGAAATTTCCATTACTATCTGTCTGGACAACTGTGTATTTATCGTGGTCGTGGTAAATATTAAAAAATGGGAAGTAAACTTTTGCATCATCAACTACGCCTGATGTTGCGTTTGTTTGTGCATCTTTATCATTAGCAGTAGTACCATATAATGCTCTTTCTAAAGTTAATACATTGGTTGCGATGGCTGTTACTCTACATATTTCTATCTTTGTTGCAGTTGTAGTATTAATACCAAATTGGATTAAATCATTCACTCTAAAGAAATCACCATCATCTACTGTAATTGAAGTATCAGCAGCCTCAAAACTTGCATCATCAATAGTTGTTCCACTATCAGCATAAGCATAGTTTGCAGTAACCGATGGTACAGCATCAGTTACAGCAGTTCCAGCCAATTGCTCTAATGTTTCATCTGAAATAACAGCAGGAGCATCAGGAACTATCATTCCCTGTCCGGGCTTTAATAAATAATTTACATGATATGTTTTGGCAACCATAGTTGTAGCATCATCCCATAACCTATAAGCTAAAATAGCAAAAGCAGGATGTCTTCCTGTGTTTACTATTTCAACTTCACCAACTGCCCCAGTTTTTACCGAACCCTCAGTTGTAGCAGCTTCTACATCTAAGAGTAATTTGTTCACAGTAGCTGAATAAGTAAGAGATTTTATTCTTTCTAAATCACCCGTTGATGATGAACCGCCACCACTTAATCTTCCATAAAGACTTTTTGGCATAATTATTACTCCTTATCTAATATGATATTTTATTATTGCAGAAACTGTGTAGTCAGAGTTTACTGTATCGGATGCAAAGGCAAATAATATAACTTGTCCAGCATCTACATCAGCATTCTGCATAGTTAATGATTGATAATGTATTTGCTCATATCCTGCATTTGTTACAGTAGAACCATCTGCTACAACTACTCCACTTGATAAATCTCCACTTGTTGATCCATTGCCTTTATCAAGATCATACGCCATCAAATGTGCCGCTGTATCATCTCCAGTTGCTGCATCAGCCCCTGCAAACCAATGAACAGCATCAACAGTAATATTATCTGGCACGTACCAGTATGTATTCATAATTTCACTACCAGTTGTGGCTATTGTTAAACTTGTTGCTGGATTTGTATCATTAAAACTGGATGTTGTCGATGTTCCCATCGCAAAGATTGCTATGTCAGAAACCACTTGATATGCGTTTAAAAAAGGTATTGCATAATGTTGATCTGCAACTTCTGCGGAGTGAGTTAAATTACTCTGCCCAAAATACGCATACAGAGTATTAGCCGCTGTTTGTGATGCCCCAACTTTAACTTTTGAGTTTGAGGTATCAACTGCCAGAATATTAGAACCACCTTTATTTTTAACAAGCATTGTTCCAGCAGTATTATCATTGACAGGTTGGATAGATAACACATCATCAGAAAGTGAAACAGCAGTATTGTTTCCAGCACCATCCTGCACATTTCGGGTAGTAGCATCAACACCAGTATTTGATGTTTGATTCATACCAAGTAAATTCTTAAAATAAGTTGCGTATGGTTTGTTTAGAAATGAAGGCATATTTTATTCCTTATCCATATTCTGCAAAATTTGTTACTGCGAATGGAAGAGCAGTTACTTTTATAATTAACGGAACATTCTCCCCTGCACTATCTCCACCATATTTAATTGTTGGTGATCCTGATGTAGAAGATGTTTTTGCTCCTATCCAGTAATTATAAGTATCATTAGCTGTTAGACCTGTAATTACCCAATTTTGGTTTAATATAGCATCATCAAACCTTGACACATCAAAGCTGACCTTTTCATATTGTGCAGAGGGTGCTGATAATGCAGAATATGTTGCATTATCTGATATTCCAAGAGTTACAGTTGCTCCATTTCCTCCATAATAATGTGCTTGGAAATTAACTTCAACATTTCCAGAAGGTGGTGCTATGAACCTGACAGTTGCATCAGCGTGTATTGTTACCATTGATGTGGTTAATGTATAAACAACAGGTGCTGCATCTTCACCAATACACCTATATCCAAGGATCATTCCAGCATAGGCTGAATTTGAGACACTAAATTCTGCTCCATTATTCTTCACTATATATTTCCCAGTCAAAGAATCAAAAGCCACTCCTGTATGTCCAACAATACCTTCCTCAAGAATTGCAAGACCTGAACATTGTGATGATCCTGTGGTTTCATTGTTTCCAGTTATCTCAAGATTGCCACGAACCCTTGCACCATAATCTATTTTAGAGATTTCAATAGATGAAGTTTCACCACCAATTTTTAAAGGTCGTAAATTCTCGTCTACAGGATGCCCCTCTTGCAATCTTACATCATTAGCCATTACAGTTTCTTTTTGCCCATTTCTTCTGCTACCATTTTCATCTGTTCTTCCAGTTTATCAATTCTTTTATCGGCATCATTCGGCAATTCCATATAATCTAACACCTTATCTAATTTGAATACCTTTACAAAATGCTCTAATAACTGGGGCATTATAAGTTTCAATACAGCTTGTGCTATTTTAGCAACAACCATTTATTTTTTAATTCCTTCAACTACATCAATAACAACCTCATAAATAGCTTCCATCAGATCAGCTTCCTGCTTTTCATTTAAGAATCTAAAATCTACCTTCTTATTTGCATCCTTAATCAGTTGATCTTTATTCTTGTTTAATAGTTCTACAATATAGCCTACAGCGAATGTTTTTAAGAAATTCATCAGCTTATTCATTATTTTCCCTTCATTGTTAAATCAATATAAACCTTGAGATCAGATTTTATTTCACTACACCATTTTTTTATCTTTTCAGTATCATCTCTTTCCTGATCGAATCTATTGTGCATCTCTTTTTTTACTTCAGCCACTTCCTTTAATAAGTTATCGTGGCGTTCATCAAATCTGTTTAAAGTGCCTTCAACCTTATCTTTCAAGATATACCTCATAACCCAGCCAAGCAATGCCATACAGCCAAGAGCAACAGCAACCGGAAAGCCTAATTCCTGAACAATGCTAATTACATCTTGTGTCATTTTTTATCCTTACCCCAAACAACATCATCATCTGAAACATGAATATTGGTTGATCCTTCAGTTAAACTCACTTCTTTATCGCCCAGCCTGATAGATTGCGATTTAGATTTTTCATTCTTCAAATGATCTATCAAAGCTGCGTTTTGTTCGGAATACATCTTAATGATTTGAACAATAGGATCATCTTTTTCCTTATTGCCAGTCATAGTATTTAAAATACCAATTAACGCCATTGAAGTAGAAGATGTTGCAGCCGATATAATTGCGATAGCACTCATATCATCAATAAAGATAATCGAGCCAACTAAACCCATAAAAAGCAATATAATAGTTGGTAATGCCCATTGTGCTATGGAAACAGCAGCCTTATCACGCATGATGCGAACCTGGGTAGCTCTTTCCTGTTTTATTTTATCCAAATCAGCCATTATTTCTTCATTCCGTTAGATTTGATGAAAACATCAACAAGGGTATCCAATCTTTGAAATATCTTTCCAAAATGTTCCCTGTTTTGTTCACGCTCTTTCTTAGAGTTATCAATAAGTGTGACAACGATCTTTTCTATCCTGTCAGCATTATTTTGCAACTGCCTCATTAAATCGTTTGCCAGCCATTTAAATAAGTGTACTAAAGCGTAACTCATCCCTAACAGCATCACCACAGGTAATCCAAATCTTTCTGCAACCCCTATGAACTGATCCATTATCCGTGTTCTTGGACTATATCAGCAAGGCGTCTGGCACGATTTGGCGTTTGTTTTGCCCATAGTGAATCTAACATTTCATCTGAAGCTAATCGCCATTCTCTATTTTTCATGTGGGCTATTGCCCGTTTAAATTTTGTAAAACCTGTAAAACCGATCTGGAAAACCATCTCGATAATTACGCCTTTAACCTCTGGTGGCATATCTTCATACCAATCCAGATCATCAAGTAATTTTAAATATAATTGGGATACTCTGCCAGATAGAATGTGCAACGATTCTTCTTCAGTAATCCAAGTCAGTCCATGCCCGATAGTCCAAACATCTTCACTACATTGATATGGCTTACTTCGGAAGCCTTCATTAACACCGATGCGTTTAATGAGAGCTTTGAAGTCAGGCATCATTTCTTAAAAATCTTATCGTAATTCTTTTTATACTGTTCGTCAGCATTACTGATGCGGTAGAAATCACCCTTCCCCTGAGTGTTCAAGCCAAGCTGTGCAGCAT